ATTTTTTTCCGAATATTTTGCTATAGCTTTGCTATACATCTCTGGGGCTACTTCAGATAATGATAAATACGCTTTTTGTCTTACTATATCTCTTAAAATATTTACAGTAATATTACATATATCGGCTATTTGTTTATCCGATAACTCAGTATTTACATATAAATCCATAGCATGGATTAAGTCTAAAGATTTAAGGTACGTACTACGTGTACATTTTGATTTATGTATATATACTATTTCGTTGTATAGTGAAGGTGACACAGTGGCTAACCAAGTATATGATTTACATCTAAGTAAATCTGACACAACGCTGTCTGTGACACCGGACTCCCTTGCTATTTCGGCTATTTCTTTATATGGTAATGATAAAGATAGTAGCATTATTAACTCTAGGGTATCTAGAGTATGTTTGGATATTTCTACTAATTTATCTATAGAGTATTCAGGGCCACTACTAGTGGTTTTATTATATCCATTAGGCTCTAGAGTGTTTAATTCTTTTATTAACTGTTTTTCTCTATATAAAAGTGCTGAATGATTGTCTAGCTGTTCAAGGACTTCAAATTTAAAATTCTGATCTCCGTAAGTATTAAAGTCTAACTGCCATAGGCCTCCTTTAATATTATTACGTAATTCTTTGAGATGTTCTTGTTTTCGTATATCTATAGACCTAATTGTCTTACCTATATAAGACTTGTTTGACAACAAATTTGTACATTTATATATTATCATATAATCCTTCCAACTTGCCTTAATTATACCATAATAGGAAAAATTTGGCAAGTTGGAAATTATTATGCGTCAATTTTATGTGTAATTTCAGGAATGATCATACCAGCAAGTCGTACTCCAACAGTATCACCAATTTGCAAATCTAATGCCTCAATAAACCCAGGATTATTTAGAGTTGCTCTACTAACTAATTTTTCTTCTAACATTACAGGAGTTAGTATAGCCACAGGTACTACTTTACCTTGCCGGGATACTTGCCACTCCACACTGACCAGCGTTGTTTCAACGGCTTCTTGCCTTTCCTTAAGAGCATACGCGCCTCGTGGATGTTTACTAGTGTAGCCAAGACTGTTAAAAACGTCATTGTTATCAACACGGAACACAACGCCGTCACAAGGATAAATGTTATGTAAGTCATTTGCAAAAATTGAGTCAAAGCCCAGCGATTCCAGCAGCTGCATATCACGAGTAAATGTTTGTGCTTCACTGGGATACACACCATACGCAAAAAAGCTAACAGCACGAGTTTTGAATTCTTCTGGGTCTTTTAAGTTTAGTGCACCAGCTGCATAGTTGCGTGCATTAGGAATTTCTTTTGAGGCAACAATTTCGCCAACAACTTGAAATACGTCACGACGTTCTACTTGATGTGGCACTAGGCTACGAGTAGCCAAGAACTTATTGGTAATATCTGTACCTTCAACGCCATCGCCACGGGTTAGTACTTGTGTTAGCTGTCCGTCAACGTATAGCAGTGAAACCGCTGCACCATCTAGTTTTGGAGTTGCTACTAGGTTTTTGTGTTCTTGCAGCGGCGATACACCTTCGTCTGCGTAATGCTTTTGTAGGCTGTACATACGATAAAAGTGTTTGCGAACATTTTCGTGTTGTGGAGCACCTACTGCATTATACCCAACGGAATCAGCAAGACGGTCAAATGCCTCGTCACTTATAATTGGTGAGCCTGCGTAGTAGCAAGCCGATGCTGTGTCTAAATATTGTTTAATTTTGTTCATATAAAGATTATAACAGTTTAGGGTCGGCAAAACAAGTTTATTTTTATTATACTTTAAACATAGAGTCTAACACGCCACGAATTAATGCAGAGGCTTTATCAAAGTCACCTTGCGCAATAGCCAAATCAGCCTCAAGAAGCGGCTGACGAAACTCACCAAAAACTTCCTCAGCTAAGGGTCGGTAGACTTTCTGTTTCATAAGCCATTCCCAGTTAACAGATTCTCTGGTTTCGTCAGTAACTGCTACTTGTGCACCTAATCGAGCTTCTATTCTATATACAGTAGCGTATCCACCTGTACGTAAGTCAAAACTAGAAGAATCACTAGTAACCATTTTTAGTGGTTGTGGTTTATAGGCTCTTTCTCTGGTTTGGTATGCCTGTAAGTGGTCAAACAGCTTGCTCATTTTCTTCTTTCAGAATCTTTGCGGCATAGTGGCGAATAATGTCATCGCCTTCGGCTTTGGCACAAATGTCCAGCAATCCGTCCAGCAAACCATAAATGTTTTCTATGGTTGCTGGCACACTAATACCTTCGCGACTTGCCTGCCAGTCACCTTCGTAAGTAAGAAAGTACTTGCGTAGTTGAATGTACTCAACGTCACGAAACTCATTCACTACTAGGCGAATTTGAAAACCTTTTTCCATGTTTTCATCTATGATTTTGTTGTAGTGAATATTATCATCCATTACACTAAATCTTTCTGAACCCAACGACCAAGTTTATATCCTAGAAAAAATACTAGTAGTACAAATACTGCAATTATTAGGTCTAGTAAAATCATTTTGCAATTTTAGGTAGTGGGTAAGGTACACGGTTAGTAGGAGCGCACTGACCGTCTTCAGCTGCAAATTGTTTGGTTTTAAAATCTGCGTCATCTAAACAGCCAGTATTGCCCGACACGGTAGAGCACTTGGCTTTTACCAAACGAGTCTTTTCTGGATTAACAAGTTCAACAGTAGCCCAGCCGTCACCTTGTGGGCACGCATTCGTCTGTGAACTGTCACCACGACCAACAATATCCCAACCTTTGTAGAGAATATTGCTTTGACGATACATTTGCGCGTTAAACATTGCGTTTTCACGAGCAGTGCCTTTGGCTTCTTCTAGCGATGCAAAGGAGACGTCTTGTTTTGTGCAGCCTGCCAAGGCTGCGGAAAGGATAGCGGCAATAACAATAAGTTTTTTCATGATTTTTTGTTTGTTTAAATACGGACACCAAGTTTACGCAAGTGTTCTAGTGAGGCGAGTTCTTCTGCGGGTTGATAGGCACTCTGCAATTGTTTTTCGCTCAACAACCAAATGCGGTAAACCCACTTATGTTCGGGATGCGGTTGTTCTGTGTCAACGCGTGCTATGGAGTCGTATCGTGCTGAATACACTACTTCGCCTACTTGAAATCTGTCACGCACTGCGCCTTCAGGAATAAGCTCGGGCTTAAAATAGCTGTGACCTGGTACTCGTACTGGCACTGAATATTTGTCTAGCACGGCCTTAACAAAAGTTGTGCCGCGATAAGTAGACTTGCTTATCGCATCTACTGTAGCACCTTCTAAGTATTCTTGGATAATGTACTTGACTTCTTCTTCAGTGGCTGCTTTGCCGCGTAGTGCCTGACGTCGTTGTGCATCACGATCACGCTTTTGTTTAAATTCTTCTAGGATAGTTGCTAAGCGCGTAGTGTTGTATGCCATGCCAAGAATCTGACAAGCATCTTTTTTAGTAATTGGTTTAGCACCATCCTCTTTAGGGTCAAGTAGGCTAATAACTCGCAAAATATTAGCGTCAGTCATCAACTCTTGTTCTAATTCGCTTCGTTTTTTAGCCATACAATTCCTATAATAAGAAAGGCGGCACTAGGCCGCCCGGATTACTTGAGTACGCTCAAAAAGTAAACTGCTGCTTTGCCAGTCAATTTTGAGAGAATGTCGTCATCTACTGGCTTGTTAGCCGCTTCGATTGCTTCGCGCAGTTCAGCAATTGCTGATTCTTTTGACACGCGAGCAGGCTTGTCGCCAGTAGCTGCGGTTTTAGTTTTTGCTGTACCGCTGCCAGCTTCTTTTTTAACATACACACCAGCTTGCACAAGAACCATACGAACTCCGTTAGGAGACATTTCGATTTCTTCTGCAATATCCTTGATGATTTCCGTAGAAGTCTCAGGAGTAGGTTCAGCGCCTTCGTATTTCTCGATTACGCTTGCTTTTAATTCATCAGTCCAAGTAGCTGCCATTTTGTTTTCCTTTGTGTTTAAATGTGTTCGATTTTAATGTCAGACATTTGGTCTGGCAAAAAGCGACGATAGTTTGTTTTAAGATCGTAATCGGCCAAGAGTTGCATAGTTGCTTCATACTGTGCATTTTTCAACTGTGCAAACTCCGCAACAAAATCAGCGTATTCTTCAACAGGCATTTGGCTAACATCAATACCTTCCATGTGCTTAGCAGGCGTTACCAGCTCTAGCACAGCGCGATCACTTGTTTTGCCGTCAGTTTTTGTATATTTGAATTCTACGAGTTTCATTGTTTGTCCTTTGTTGTATCAATCTAAGTATATATTATACGGCGATTTAGCGTTGCGTTCAACTGTATATTTTTTAATCTGGTTTTAGCATTTCACGTTCTAGCCCACGAACAAAACTTTCACTCATACTGGGTATGAGCAGTGGTAATACAACTACCGGAGCCACTAAAGTAGTTACAATAACGTGTACAAACATAGACAGTATGGGATTAGTTGTTATAGTATTTTTTATACCCAGGTTTTTGGCTTTTTGAATTATAGGCCAAAACCAAACATAACAAGAAGTCAATGAGGCACTAAATGCAAACAGCAAGTAGTACCCAATCAAATCCATACTAGACGACCTTGTGAGTCATGAGCACGAGCACGAAGTGTAAAATCTACTTTACCTGCTACAGGTTTTGCGGTACTGGCACGAAGTGTTTGCATTGCTTCTTGTTGCACTTTTTGATTAGTGCTAAATAGTGCAACTGGAGCACTGCCGCTAAACTGTTTAAAGAGTTGTGCCATATAACGTGCACTGTGTGACCAAACACGTTTAGCAGGAGCTTTACGCCGTGCACGAGTATCTTTTAGTGCCAGCTCAACTTGTTTGTTGTTTGGCTGTGCTTTAAGCGTGCGTTCTAGCCGACGCTTGCGATTAGCTTCAGTACGCGCAAACTTATTATTAGTGGGCTCAGCTTTCGCTGTGGGTTTCGTTGCCATGTTTTTTCCTTATTTTATGTACGCCTGCAGTATCCGTAGGCTCTAATTCAATTGCACCTGCTGCCGCTAAAAACTCTAGTACGCTAAACGAGTCCCCGTATGTTGCAATAACAAAACGGGGCTCGTTTACAATTTTAGCTACTGTATTAAGGTATTCTAGAGTTACTGTTTGCCACTCACGATCACTCAGCGTCGCCAATAGCGTTTTGAACGGATTCGGCGTTGAAAGTGACTTCATTATCTTCAACATACATTTCTACTTCCGAGTTTTCAGCAATTGTTTGAACTGTATTGCCGTAGTTAATTTTTACCCACAGCTCATAGGCTTTGTCTAGTGCTTGAATAAGATCAGGAATTGCATCCATGTTAAGTGGAACTCCACGATCGCAACCATCTGCAATCATTACTTCTTCAATACCACCTGGATTGCTTCCAAACTCAACGTAGTTATAAAAGAAGTTGTCTGCATCGTTTGGGCCAAAAATGCCCGAATCACCAAAAAATTCGACGTCAGCATCTGGAACTTGGTTAAAATAGATTTTCATGGTTAGTTTTGTGGTTAGTGTTGTTGAAAGAAATAATATTATATCAAAAAGTACTTGACAAATCAAGTGAATATTTCTGGATACGAAAAAGCCCCTCAAATAGAGGGGCTTGGTGTAAGTGGTGCGACCGCCGAGATTCGAACTCGGGACTGCTAAATTATGAGTTTAGTGTTATAACCGCTTAACTAAAGTCGCACTTTTGCTTTTACTTCCTCTAAGGAAATTGGTGTGTAGTTGATTTGTTCCATTGACACGTTAAAGTAACGTGGGTCAGGGATATGTGAGAGTTGTAGGGTTACTACGTTTGCGTGTAGGTGACCATGTACATTCAACCCCCATCGTGCCAGCGATTCTGGGTGAATTGGGATGTGTGTTAAGATCATGCCGTCAAACTGATGCGACCCGCGAATATCTTTAAAGTGTTCTAGGTATGCTTGCGGCTTACACAGGTCGTGATTGCCCTTAATCAGCACCTTAGTACCATTCATGCGTTTCAAGAAGTCTAGTGCACTGGCTTTGGTACTCATGACTACGTCACCTAGAAAGTACACTTTGTCTTGTGAACGAACTACTGAGTTGTGACGCTCAATAATAGCTTCGTTCATGGCTTCAACTGTAGCAAACGGACGCAGCGGCGTGCCATCGCTGCGCTTGAATGTAAGTATGTTAGCGTGCCCGAAGTGGTGGTCACTGCAAAAGAAAATGTTTGCCATTAGTATGTGCTCCAGCTAGTGTCGCCGCCAACGCGGTGCATATCGTGTTTTTCAGAATCGTAGGGTTCCCACCAGCCTTCGATGTTGTCACTATAAGACTCCGAATCATCATCATAGTCTTCGGTGTCCACGTACTCATCACGCGGATAGACGCCGTACATTTCAGCGTGGTCTTTAGCACACTGCCATGCCATGTCCGACAGTTCACCATCAGTCATGGATTCTGGAACAATCCAAAAACTCAAGGAGTCGGTGCCTGCCATGCCAGCGTCCATGCCAATTACAATTTTACGTGTTTTCATAAGTAGAAATCCCCTGAATAAGTATATATTATACCGTATTCAGGGGATTTGTTCAAGTTTAAATTTATAAAGTTTAGGGTCAAGGGTAACCCTAAGTGCCGCATCCCCTAGACGATCACGCGCGTGTACTCATATCTTTAGCGGTTTTATTTGGTACATCCTGACAGTTTCGAACTGCCGACCCTCTCGGTGTAAACGAGACGCTCTACCACTGAGCTAAGGATGCATTGGAGCAGGTAGCCGGTAGCCGGTATCGAGCCGGTCTACTCAAGTTTGGAAGACTCGTGTGTATCCATAAACACCTTACCTGCATTTGTTGTTATAATTTGTTCTCGCTCTTGGTCACTATACTGTGTCCAGAGTGCAATTTGTTCTAGTGTACGAAAACAACCAACACATAACTCGTCTTGTACACGACAAATATTTACACATGGACTAATCAT